ACTTTGTCGCTGCTCGTTCAAGTATTAACTTCAACGAAGTTGGTGCGTAATAGCTGATAAATAGATAAGAACAAAAGGAGATTTAAATGGCAAATATTACTGATTTTAAAGCACAGATGATTGGTGGCGGTGCTCGCCCTAATCAGTTCCGTGTTGAATTAGTATTCCCTTCTTATGTTACACTTGGTGTTGTAGCAGGGCAGCGTGCACAGTTCTTGTGTAAAGCTGCTCAGTTACCAGCTTCTACAATTGAGACACTACCTGTTCTCTATCGTGGTCGCCCAGTTAACTTTGCAGGCGAGCGTACTTTCCAACCATGGACTGTAACAATTTACAACGATACTACTTTTGGTATCCGTAATGCTCTAGAGCAGTGGCAATCTGGTATTCAGAATTATAACACTACTAATGGTCGTGTTAATCCAACTGAATATCAAGTTGACCTAAACGTGCATCAATTAGATAGAAATGGTGCTATCATCAAATCATATAAATTTGTTGATGCGTTCCCAACTAATATTGCTGCAGTTGGTTTAGATTACGAAACACAAAATGCTATTGAACAGTTTGATGTAGAGTTTACTTACAACTTCTTCACTTCAAATACTGGGGCAGCAGCTGGATTTGGTGTCAATGTTTCTATCGACACACCAGTTGGATCATTCCCACTATAATATTAATTTAAAGGTTTTACATTATGCAGCTATTTGGCTTTGAGATAAAGCGTGCGAAGGACAAGGAGTTAGAATCTGTTGTAACTCCTTCTCCTGTTGATTCAGGTGCAACCGTAATAAACACTGGCGTTAATGCTGGTGGATATTACGGATTGGTCATGGATCTTGAAGGTACTATTAAAAACGAAAACGATCTTATTCGTCGTTATCGTGAAGTTTCACAGTACAGTGATTGTGATGGTGCAATCGAAGATATTGTTAATGAAGCAATTGTTGCAGATGAAGATAAATTTTCTGTTAAAATTGTTTTAGATGATGTTAAAGTTTCTGATGGAATTAAGAAAAAGATTTTTCAAGAATTTGAAAACATTCTAAGAATTTATAAATTCCAAGACAGAGCACATGAAATGTTCCGTACTTGGTACATCGATGGACGTCTGTATTATCAGGTTCTTATCGATGAGAAGAATATTAAAAATGGTATCGTTGAATTGCGATACATTGATCCTCGTAAAATTCGTCGCATCAAAAATATTATTAAAGAAAAAGATGCAAAAGGCGTAGAGGTTGTTAAGAAAATTGAAGAGTATTACCTATACAATGATAAAGGTATTACTGAACAAACAACACAGGGTGTAAAACTTTCTTTAGACTCTGTAGTATATTGCCCTTCTGGTTATGTTGACCAGAATACTGGTATGATGATGTCTTATTTACATAAGGCAATTAAACCAGTTAATCAGTTAAAGATGATTGAAGACTCTTTGGTCATCTATCGTATTTCTCGTGCACCTGAGCGTCGTATTTTCTACATTGATGTTGGTAATCTACCAAAGTTAAAAGCAGAGCAATACGTCTCTGATATCATGAACAAATTCCGTAATAAGATTGTTTATGATGCAACTACTGGTGAGACACGTGATGATCGTCGCCATTTATCAATGATGGAAGATTTTTGGATGCCTCGTCGTGAAGGTGGTAAAGGTACTGAAATCACTACACTCCCAGGTGGACAAAATCTTGGCGAAATTCAAGACATCGAATACTTCCAACAAAAACTTTACCATGCATTAAATGTACCTATTTCTCGCCTGCAACAACAACAGGGATTTAGTATTGGTCGTTCGACAGAAATTTCTCGTGATGAGGTTAAGTTTAATAAATTTATTGTTAGGCTGCGCAAGAAATTTAATGAAATATTTAATGCTGCTCTTAGAGTGCAACTTATCGCTAAGGGTGTGATACGTGCAGAAGAGTGGGAAGATATTGCTCAATTTATCAAGTATGATTATCTTGAAGACAATCACTACTCTGAGTTAAAAGATGCAGAGATTCTGATGCAAAGACTACAAATGTTACAGCAAGCAGAACCTTACATCGGTAAATACTATTCTATGTCTTGGGCTAGAAAAAATATTCTTCGTCTTAACGAAGATGATATTAAAAACATGGACAAAGAAATGGAAAGCGAAAAAGAAGATTACATCGCTAAAGCTGAACATGATGGAACTATGGCTGGTGCTACGCAAACTGCTCAACAAGTTTACTTACAGCAAAATGCACCAGCAGAAACTCAAGAAGCACCTACAAGTAACGGAGACAAACAATGAACGAAAACACATTAAATCTTATTCGTGCTATCGCTGAAGGCGATGCTCTTGAAACTGAGAAATCATTTCAAGCAGCAATGGCAGAAAAAATCTCTGCTAAACTAGACGACATGCGCGCAGAAGTAGCAAAGAATATGTTTGCAACACCTGAAGCAGTTGTTGAAGAAGAAACTGTAGAAGTTGAGATTGAAGAACTCGATGAAGGAATTTTGTCGAAAGTTGCAGGCAAACTTGCAAACGCTACTGGAGTTACACCCCAAGCTGTGGCTAATTCTACTATAAGTGCCATAAACAAAAAAGCACCTGGCACCAAGATGCATGGGCATCCTAACTTTTCTAAGTTTAAAAGAGAAGTTCATGCCCATATTTCTTCAGCAAAAACCGCTGAAGAAGCAATTCGCAGATCAAGTGATGATCATGTAAAGTCTTTAGCAAAGAAACATTTTACAGAAGAAACAGAAGAGCAATATCAAACTATTACTCTTGAAGAATATGAAGCACTTTCTGAAGAAGAAAAAGCAAATTATGAAGTTATTGAAATGGAAGAAGGTATAACTGACACAATTCGCCAGAAAACAAACGCAGCTGGTAAAGCAGTTGGCAACATTGTAGGAACTGTTGCTGATGTAGCTAAAGGCGCAGCAAGTGCTGCAGGCAAGGTAGTTGGTCATACTGCAGCTGCCGTTGGTGCAGTTCGTCAAACTCCTGCTGCAGTTAAGAATGCATATAACAAAGGTCGTGGCGCAGCTGAGAAATCAATCGCTGGTTAATTAATGCGTTATTACGATCTATCAAAATCTCTTAAAAGACCTGATGTTGTTGAAAGCATTAGGTCTCACATGCATCTGATTGAAAAAACATCAGAGAATAAGATTTTGATTGATGGTCAGGAAACAGAATTTACAAATTTTGAAGAAGCAAGACAACACATTAAGAGCGAATATACTTCACATAAATTAGAAGAACAAGTATCAAAAGAACTATACGAAGACCTATCTGATATTACCATTGCAAATATTATTAAAGAATATCACGATGTTAAAATTACAGATACATTAATCGAAAATTATATAAGTCTTGCTTCTTCCCATATGTTTAGTATAGACCCAGTTGTTCAAAAAATTCGTTCTCTTAATAAACTGGACAGATTAGTTGAGGGTAAATTACACTATGTTCTTTCAGACGATTCAATCGTTATGATTGATGAAAGAACACAAGAGTGCCTAAATAATTTATTACAAAATCAAACAGAGATTATCGAGTATATGAGAGAATCAAAAGAAAACTTCTTTTATGTGCTTGAAAGAATAGAGGAATAAGATGGCTGTCACTAAGACAATTTTAAAAAATACTAATCAAGAATCAGTAGTTAAGATTGCTGGAACTGCTGCTGCAACAACTATTGATTTGTCAGTTGATTTATTAGCTGCGGCACAATCATTAGATGGTGCAACTCAAAGAGTTAATATTGCTGGTGTTCAGTGGGTAGGTCTTGCTAATGCAACAATTACTATCACTAGAAATTCTGTTAATATTTTAACTCTTCCAGGGGGTGGCGCAGATTATGTTGAATTTGCTGCAGGTTCTGGGTTTGTTGATAGCATTGAAAACGATAGCGATATTGTTGTTACAATAGCTGGTGCAGAGGCACAATGTTATTTAATTTTACGTAAAGTTAGTGGATACGCATCTAAAGTAGAGACTGCTGTCTATGGTGCATACGATAACGAATCAGCAGTAGGGAGTTAATTAAATGAAACTCATCAGAGAAGTTACAGAGTCAGTTAACCTACTGACTGAAGCAAAGAATGGTAAAAAAGAATACTTCATTGAAGGTATCTTTCTCCAGTCACAAATTAAAAATCGTAACGGACGCATGTATCCAGAATCAGTTATGGATAAAGAAGTTGCCCGTTATATGAAAGAACAAGTTGAACAGAATCGTGCATACGGTGAACTTGGACATCCTGACACACCATCTATTAACCTTGATCGTGTGTCACACTTAATTGTTTCTTTAAAGAAAGAAGGAACAAATTACGTAGGTAAGGCTAAGATTCTGGAAACACCAATGGGTAATATTGCACGTGGTCTATTAGATGGCGGTGCTAATCTTGGAGTTTCTAGTCGTGCGCTTGGTTCTCTCAAATCAAACAATGAGGGTGTCCAAATTGTACAAGACGATTTTATGCTGTCAACAGCAGCAGACATCGTTGCAGACCCATCTGCTCCAGACGCATTTGTTCGTGGTATTATGGAGAGTAAAGAGTGGGTATTTGTTGATGGAAAGTTTGTGGAAAAACATATCGAGGAAGTTAAGAATACAATTCGTAATACTTCTTCTCGACATTTAGAGGAAGCAAAGATTCATGCTTTCCAAGATTTCTTGATGAAAATCAAATAATTATAAATAATTTAATAGAACTATCCAGTTACAGGAGAAAACGATGTCAATCGAACAAAAAATCGCTGAACTTCTAGCAGAATCTAAGAAAGCAAAACTTGCAGAACAAGTTGCTGAAGAAACTGTCGAGGAGATCACAGAAGAACAAGTAGAAGAAGAGGCTATTAAACCTGCTGCTGAAACTCCAAATCCAGACAATGCTCGTAACAATGTTCAGGATGAGAAAGAAGCAGAAGGTGGTACTTCTAAGAAGCCAAACGAAGCTACTAAAAATGCTGCACCAGCAGAGCCAATGAAATCTGTTAAAGAAGACGTAGATGCTCTATTAAATGGTGAAGAACTATCTGAAGAGTTCAAGCAAAAAGCACAAACAATTTTTGAAGCAGCTGTTATGACACGTGTCAAAGCAGAAGTTGCTCGTTTAGAAGAAGAATTCGAAGCAAAACTTGCAGAGCAAGTTGCACAGAATACAGAGGGACTTGTTGAACAGGTTGATGGATATCTCGGTTATATTGCCGAGCAGTGGATTGCACAGAATGAAATTGCCCTTGAGCGTGGTATGAAGTCTGAAATTCTTGAAGGATTCGTATCTGGTCTAAAAGATCTATTTGAAGAGCATTACATCGACGTTCCAGAAGAGCGTTATGACGTGCTTGGCGAAATGGAATCTAAGATTTCTGAACTAGAAGAAAAACTTAATGAGCAGGTTGCTGCTAATGTCGAAATGAGTAAATCCATTTCTGAGCAGAAGCGTCAAAGCATTGTTGCATCATTAAGCGAAGGTCTTACTGACACTGAAACTGAAAAGTTTCTTGGTCTAGTTGAAGAATTATCTTATGAAGATGCAGAATCTTTTGAAACTAAAGTAAAGACTATCCGTGAAAATTATTTCACAACCAAAGCAGCAACAGAAGTCGCTTCTGTTGTTACTGATGCTCCAGTAGAAACATTAGTTGAAGAAACTTCAAAGAAAGTTGATCCAACTATGGCTGCTTACCTATCAATCCTATCCAAAAAGTAATTTTTTAAAAGGAAAATAAAATGACTACTCGTCAACAATTAATCGAAAAATGGGCACCAGTGCTAGATCACGAAGGTGCACCTGCAATTAAAGATCAGTATCGTAAAGAAGTTACTGCTGTTCTTCTTGAGAACCAAGAGCGTGAAATGCAGAAACAGCGTGAAGCACTTTTCGAAGCTGCTCCAGCTAACGCAGTTGGCTCATATGCTGACACTAATGGTTTCGCTAAGTTCGATCCAGTTCTTATCTCTCTAGTCCGTCGTGCAATGCCACAAATGATCGCTTATGATGTTTGCGGTGTTCA